CTATTGTTCAAACCTTCGATCCAACCGATGATAATATTAGATTAGCAGGACCTAATCTTAATATAGGGGTAAAAGATAGAATTAATAATTCAACTAATTATACTTCATATTCTACTTTATCTTCAACCCCTTCCTCTCAAGGTTCTGGAAGTTTTAATTATCAAATTAGTAGTTTATTAGCAGAAACGGGGATTGAAATTAATATAGATTATTCAAGTTATTCTAATTTTATACAATTCTCTAGTGCCCAAACTCGCTTAGAAAACTTTTATTATAAGCTAGCTTTAATAGAACAATATCAATATAGTGCAAGTTTCTCCTCAGGAGCTACTACTAACTATTATGTTTCTTCAAGTAATAACATATGGCAGCACAAAATAAATGATATTATAACCAATTTTGATGGTTATGAATACTACCTTTACTACGACTCAGGATCAACATCTTGGCCTAAAACAAATACAACATATCCCTATATTAATGCTAGCACAGGGTCTGTTGCTGGTTATAACTGGTTTGTAACACAATCTTTAGTAGCCGAAAACTTTGACTCAGAAAATAATAATTCATTAATCAATGCAATTCCTTCTTACTTAAGAGAAGATTCAGATAATGCTCAATATGAATTGTTCATTGAAATGATTGGGCAACATTTTGATAATATATTTGTTTATTTACAAGATGTTAGTCAAAAATACAATGCTGATAATAGATTAGATTATGGGGTATCAAAAGATTTAGTAGCCGATATCCTAAGAGATATGGGTATTAAAATATACCAAAATAATTTCTCATCTAATGATCTATACTCAGCACTTTTAGGTGTAACCACCTCAGGCAGTTTATATAATTTACCTAATACTACTAGTTCTCTCAACCCTCCAATAGGGTATGAATATATTTCTTCATACATTACAGGTTCAGATACTGGGTCTTTACAGCCTGTAGATGATATTAATAAAGAGATTTATAAAAGAATTTATCACAATTTACCTTATCTTTTAAAGAAAAAAGGTACAATAGCAGGTTTAAGAACATTAATTACTCTTTATGGAATACCTGATACTATTCTACGAATCTCTGAATTTGGAGGAAAGGATAAAGATAATTCAAATGATTGGGATTACTGGCAAAATCAGTTCAATTATGCTTTTGATACTGAAGGTGCATATTTAATATCTTCTTCTTTTGCTCTTAATTCAAAATGGTCTTCTCAAGATCCTCTATCTGTTCAATTAAGATTTCAAACTAGAGGTATTCCAACGGATGCAGGATATTATTCTCAAAGTTTATTTGAAACAGATAATGGAGTAGGATTAAGATTATTATACACGGGATCAGCATTTGCTTCAGGTTCCTACTCAGGTTCAATTCCCTCCTCTTCTTATGAATATGCTAAATTAGATTTCCTTCCTGATCCTGGAGACGATACTGTATCGGCTAGTGTTTATTTACCTTTCCTAGACAGTAATTGGTGGTCGACTATGATTACTAAAGAAGGTAATACATACACTTTATACGCTGGTAATAGCATTTACTCTGGTAGTGATGGTTCACAATTAGGATTCTATGCATCTTCTTCAGTTTCATATGCTGGTACAGAATGGGCTAATGCTACAACAGCAGAATTTCCATCATCTCAAGGAACCTACGGTAAATTATTTAGTGGTTCCTTACAAGAAATTAGATATTATACAACTACTTTAAGTAGTAGTGTATTTGAGGATTATGTAATGAATCCTTATTCGATTGAAGGAAATAGTATCAACAGCGCCCCAGATCAACTAGCTTTTAGAGCAGCTTTAGGTGGAGAATTATATACTGGATCTGTTTCCATCCATCCTAAAGTAACTGGATCTTGGGCAACAACATCATCATTTGCTTCAAATAGTACATTCTATATTTCAAGTAGCAACTTTATCCCCAACACAGGATTTATCTTCTTCGATCAATTCCCTGCCGGTATTCGTAATAGAAACACAGATAAAGTCAAACAATCTTCTATTGTTCTTCCTGCTAGTGGTAGTTTAGATAATGTACCTAATGCAGACGTTTTATCTCCATTTAAATCTATCCAACAAAATTCATATGTAAGCGAAAGTTATACTAAAGATATAGATTATGTAGAAGTAGCCTTTTCACCTCAGAATGAAATAAATGATGATATTATTTCTCAAATAGGATATTTTAACATAGGAGAATACATTGGAGATCCAAGACAGATATCGTCATCAGCTACTTCTTATCCTGATTTAGATACACTCAGAGACGCGTATTTTGAGAAATATACCCATAATTATGGTATTTGGGATTACGTTCGTTTAATTAAATACTTAGATAACTCTCTCTTTAAAATGATTAAAGATTGGGTTCCTGCTAGAACATCTTTAGCATCTGGTGTTGTAATTAAACAACATTTATTAGAAAGAAACAAATACCCAACTCCACAAGTTTCTCAATCTCAAGAAAATAACTACACCGGATCTATTTCAATAGGTTCTATAACTGGTAGTAATGGTGGTTCAATGCCTGATTTACAAGGTAATGTATCTGGAGCATTTGCTGGGTTTAATATTTCCCCTATTACACAAAGTTGGGCAGGAACTATTGATACATTAAGTGGATCAGTTGCTTATACACATTCAACTCAAGATGAGTTCTTTAATGGAGAATTAAGCGGTTCAATATTAACAGTAACTACACAATCTTTAAACCCAGGATGTGACATATTCTTAACAGCAAACACTGTTTTTGTAAGTTATTCTTCAAGTTTATTTGTACACAGTTTATCTCCTGAATTTTTAGATTCAAATGTTATACCACCTTCAGGAGAACTATATTTATTATATGATTCAGGATCAGCGTTATAATGGCAAGTACTACAGAAATTACCCAAGGAATTAAAGCAATCAAAATTAATCGTGATGATTTACAATCAAGCGATAATACTCTCTCCTTACAGGAATTAGAAGTACTTCGTATTCGTTTTTCTGATAAAGGAATCCAAGAATTTATTATTACTAGTATTGCAGAATATAAAGATTATTATCTTTTTTATGTGGTGCCTAAAAATTTATTTTCTAATCAATCTTTATTTACATTACAACAACCCTTAGTTTCAGATTCAGGTTCATATGCTGCTGGTGGGTATTTTCAAATGTACTCAGCTAACTCTGCCACAACTGGATCTACAGGTAGAGTATCAAATTATAACACTGAAACCTATATTTCATCCTCATTTGTTGATTCAATAGGACAATTAACCCCCTGGATCCCAGAAACAGTAGATATTACAGTTCAATATGCTGCTGGTAGAGTTGGTGGATATACAAGAATGACTGCATTCTTAACAGGATCTGATGGAATGCAAGGAAATTTCAATTGGGATAATTTATATGAACTCCCCTCAGGAGGTAATAATCCATTTACTCAATCATTTTCCTGGACTCCAGCTACACCTTCTAGTTCAGTAGGTATAGGATTTTATCAAGGAGGTGCTTATGGTGTAGCGGCAACAGCTTTAGTTCTTAGTAGTTCAATTAAAGTTACAGCAACACAACCTGATTTCTATTTAGCAGATAATGTTGTTGAAGATGAATCTTTGAATGCTGAAGCAAACGGAGTACAAACGATTACAGCTGGTACTTTGTTAGATATTACAACTTGGGATTTTGTAGGAGGTCAATACTACGCTCTTTCTGGTCCAAATAATGTTGGATTACAAACGTTTACCTGTTCATTCTCAGCTTATGGAGATAATGCTTCCGGAGCTGGAAACCCAAGTATGAGTATTGGTTTAGTTTCTACTCGTAATGGAACTGTTGCTTCTGCTTCTTATGTAGTGGGGGTAGGAGGTAGTTTCCCAGTACCCCCTTCAGGAGTATATTATCTTTCAGGCAGCTACACTGTAACAGGAGATGAGCAACTTTATATTAGTGTAGCTGAAACAACGGGAAACCGAAACTTAAAAATTAGAAGTGGTAGTTGGGAAATTAATCAAGCCATTGATGCTCAATCTGGGTCCCCTACTCAAACAATTCTAGAACCATACTTAACAGCTAATTTCCAATACAGTGATTGTAATGTATTAGCAGGAAATGCTGTAGAAGCTCGTGTAAACGATTTTTATATGGATGTTGATTATTCATCTAATGCTATTGTAGCAGTTAACGAACAATCAATTTTAAATGGAAATGCAACACGAGCAACCGTTCAACAATCAAATTATACTACTGCTGGTATTATAAACTCAAGATATATTGGTAAAGAATTAACAGCGGCTAATCTAAATACTTGGACTGAAGGCGATGTTGCTTTTGGTAAAAGTGTTACTGTTGGAAATGCTCAATCTTATTTTTCATATTTTAACTGGGTTGGAGGCACTTCACCAGAATGGGGAAATAATTTATCAGATAGGACTTCAGTAAATATTAGATATTTTATTGATGAAAACGGAGATGTAATAGACCCAATTAATGATTCTGAAGGAATAAATTTAGGTATTGTTCGTCAAAACTATCCTGATAACCAAAATGCTATTATTTCTTTAGATAGTGATGATGAGTTTGGGGTTAATTTAGGAGCATTAAATGCTGAATGGCCTGTATTTAAAAGTGGATATTCAATTGCACCTATTCTATATACCCAAACGGCAAGTTACAATAATAATGGAGATGTAATTGGATTTGGATATACTGGGTCTATTGATTTTGTATTAGGAGACTTATCTCCTGATAATACAATAGCAGACTACCAGTTATATACTTTCCCAACAGCTTCTCAAACTGTTAATAGATTAACATCTTTCCCATATACTATTTCTTTTAGTAACAACCCAACTATTTTAGGAACATCGGCTTCATTTAGTTCTAACGAATACTCCCCAATTACAACTAACCCATCAGGTTCTGTTACTTTAAGTTTAGTAGGAGCATTTAGAGCAAATGTAAACACTCCATTAATTGCAACTTTCGCTTTGCAAAAGAATGGAACTACTGTTAAAACTGTTCAAATAGATTTTAGATCTACTACCCAAGGATCCCTAACATATACTGACAACTCAGCAAAAACTACTGATGACTATAAATTAGTCATTACTAACGTTCAAGATAAAGGACCAACTGGAGATATAGCTGAATTAGATTTAAGTACCCAAACATATTTTAGAACATTTCAATCTCCCCTTCCTGGAGGTGGTGGGTGTACTTCATTCTGGACAGTAGGTAGTCCTAGAAGTCAAATTACTGCTTCTGGAGGTTCTACTGGTTTGAATAGTTTTTATGGTCAAACCCAAAGAGATATTGATAGAAGTGGATTTAATCCTATTACTTTACCGTTTACTGTAGAAGTAGGAGATGAAATTCGTTTTGAAGGAAGCGAAACCTTAGCATACGAAATACTTTCCGTATCTCAATCTTCCACAGGTAATATAGTATTAAACTTAAACGGAACTATACCCACAGGCACTAACACAAATTATTTCCTACTCAGGAGATATATAGACGACCCGGCATATGTCATATTAGAAGTAGATAAACCAGCAGGTCCTTCTTCAGGTGGGATATTAAAACCACAGTATTTATCTTCTCGAATTGAAGGTAATTTAGATACAATTTTAAAAGATTTACAAGATAAACAATTAATATAAAATAGAATTTTTATATATTTATAATAAAACAATATTTAAACAATGGGATATTTAAATAATTCGGTAGTAACAGTTGATGCTATTTTAACTACAAAAGGTAGAGAACTCTTAGCTAGAAGTGATGGTTCTTTCCGTATTACTCAATTTGCTTTAGCAGATGATGAGATTGATTATACTCTTTATAATCCAAATCACCCCTCAGGTTCTGCTTATTATGGAGAAGCACTTCAAAACATGCCTTTACTTGAAGCTTTCCCTCAGGAAACTCAAGTAATGAAATATAAACTAACTACTTTACCTCGTGGTACCGCCAAATTACCTATTCTGGATTTAGGATACTCAGCTATTGTAATTAAACAAGGTGCTTCATTAGCAATTACCCCACAAACGTTAAACTACTTAGGTGGAAATACATTTGAAACTAGTGGTTATACAGCAACTATTTCTGATGTAAGATTAATGTCTACATTTGATGGAGTAGGAGTTGATATTCCTCAAACCCAAGCCCTTAACCAATCTACTACAATAGGTACCTCAGTATCTAAAACAGTAGTTGGTACTACAATTAATTTACGTGCAACAACAGTTAATACATTATTTGGCTCAAACAATGCCTTATATGCTACTTTAACTGTAATCGGTAGAGATAGTGGAGCGCGTTTAACAATCCCAGTAACTGTAACTAAAGTATCCTAAAATATAAATTATGTCATTTAAAAGATTAGAAGCTGATGATTTTGTAGTAAGCTCAGATAGTATCTCTGCTACCTTATGGTCTGGGGGTACTCCAACTTTAACTACTTTCTTTACAAGCTCAACCCAAGAAGCTGGATCCTCAGGTGATTATTACTTAAACATTTATCAAACCGCTTCTGATGATGCAAACGCTGCTGTGCAATTTGCTGTAGCTTACGGTAATTCAAATGGTAGTGGTAGTTTAGTTTATAATACTACTGTAAATGGTAAATCACCTACATCTACTATATATGGTCAATATCAAAACTTAGTAATTGGAGACGAAAATACTGATTTTGCTTTTGGCTCAATTACCTCTTCTGAATTCTTTGCTTTATCTATTGATAGAGCAAGATACAAAGAAAAAATATTTTTAGGATCACTAACCCTTAACCTTTCAGGATCATCTGGTTCAATTTCTCTAACAGATAACAGTTTAGTAGTTACCTCGGTTCAATTCAATGAAGCCGGAAGAGTATTCCAATTAGTCTCAGGATCATCAGGAGCTGTTTATACTGGTTTAAACTCAAATGGATACTCAGCTAATTCTGGTTCTTATGGTTGGTTATTACCTGATATTGGTACTATTATCTTAAACCCATTAGCATTAGCTGATTTTGCTACTAGTGGTGGTATTGGTTTCCAATACAGTGGTTCAGCTACAGGTTCATCAGCACCAAATGTTACTCCTAATTCATCTTTATATAGAGCAATTAGTGGGTCTGCTTCATTTAGATTAAATTCCGAAGAAACTATTTCCTCAGATTATATTTTTGTAAGACCTAGAAGCTCAGAATTTAACTATTCAGAAAACCCTAGTTTTATTTCAGGTTCAACTGGTGAAGTATTGTATAGTGATTTTATTAATAATCCACAAGTGTATTTAACAACTGTAGGTTTATACAACGATACAAATGAATTGTTAGCTGTAGCTAAACTTTCAAGACCCTTACTAAAAGATTTTACAAAAGAAGCTCTCGTTAGAGTTAAGTTAGATTTCTAAAATGAATGAGCGCATACAAACAATTTTTAGCTTCTGATATAACCATAACTCCCTTTGAGGTTAATAAATCATTTAACTTCATAGGAGTTACGGCTTTGACAGATTCTAATGTTTCAATTGATAGATTTTTAGGAAAAAATCTTCAATCAAATCCATTTATTTCTGGATCAAATCCTACAACTGGTCAGATTTCTACCCAAGACCAAGAATTAATCTACAATTCAGTTAAAGAACTATATTATTCAAACCACTTATCTTCCAGTTATGGTGACTCAGTAAATACTGCTAGTTTAGTTCCTGGTAAAGATGTTGAAGGTAATGTATTATTAGGTACAACCCCTTCATCAGGAAGATATTTTGAATATCCTCAAAGTAATATAAACTATAAAAAATATTTCCCCACAGGTTCAAATTCTGTAGTTGGAGTATTATCTATACCTTCTCGTTTGTTTGGAGACTATATTCAACCCAATTCATTTAATTGGATTGCTGAAAGTGGCTCAATTTATGATGATGGAGAAGGTAATTTAATTTTATCATCATCTGGAGAAATATGTGGTAATATTTTTTACTACCATGGAATCGCAGTACTAACCTCAGACTCTGTGACTACAGATACTGATGTTTATGGAACTGGGACTTACGGTACTGCTGTTTATTCTATTGGAGATGATACTTTTATAACTAATTTTATTACATCTTCAAACGTAACTTGTTCATTTTCTTCTTCATATTCTATATATGAAACACAATATAAATGTACTATTAGAGAAAGTGAATTTAATTTTAGCTTAAACCCATCTATAATTTCAGGTTCAACTGACGGAACCGCTTATGGTTTTGTAACTAGTTCATACTTTAGCCCTTATGTAACAACAGTAGGATTGTATGATGAACAACAAAATCTATTAGCTGTAGGTAAATTATCTCAACCATTACCTACAAGTCCTACTACGGACACAACTATTTTGATTAACTTAGACCGATAAAAACATGTGGACACTACAAGGAAAAGAAATGACGGGAATCTCTGACTTCCCCTCAGAAACATATGGTTTCGTCTACAGAATAATGCATATACCTTCTGGTAAAGCTTATATTGGAAAAAAGATTTTACAAAACACAACTAAAGTAAAACTTACTAAAAAAGAACTAGCCGAATACGCTGGTGTTGTAGGTAGACGACCTTCATTTAGATTGGCTGTAAAAGAGTCAAATTGGAAAACATATTGGGGTTCAAATAAAGAACTTTTATCTCTATTAAAAGAAGAACCCGAAGAAAATTTCAAACGCATAATTTTAGTTTGTGCTCCTACTAAAAAACTATTAACATACTACGAAACAAAATATCTATTTGTGTACGAGGTTTTAGAAAAACCCGAAGAATTTTTTAACGATAACATTCTCGGAAAGTTTTTCACCAAAGACTTTGATGTATAAATCTTAGTTCGTACATTAATGGTTATATGGTAAATCAATCTTTAGTTGCACTGACTAATTCGGTGTTAGGAACAGGTAAGTCCACCGCAAGAGGGAATAGGGCTTATAGTTGTCCGTTTTGCCATCACTCAAAACCAAAACTAGAGATCAACTTCACCGAAAATAAAAACGGGGATAATCCTTGGCATTGTTGGGTTTGCAATAAAAAAGGCAAAAAACTATACCAAGTATTTAAACAAATAGGAGCATCCGATGATAAAATGGCTGAATTAAGAGCCATTGTAAAATATGTTGGACCTGAAACTGATGTATCTACTGAAGTAAAATTAACTTTACCTAAAGAATTTGAAACATTTGAAAATCTAAAGCAGGTAGATATTGAGGGTAGACAAGCACTTGCCTACCTTAAAAATAGAGGTTTAACAGAAGATGATATCCTAAAATACAATATTGGATACTGCTCATCAGGTCGTTATGCAAAAATGGTTATTATCCCTTCTTACGATGCGAATGGACAATTAAACTATTTTACAGGACGTTCATTCGAAAAGGATCCTTACGTAAAATATAGAAACCCATCTGTATCAAGAGATATTATTCCCTTTGAGTTGTTTATAAACTGGAATATACCGCTTATACTGTGCGAAGGACCATTCGATGCGTTGGCCATAAAGCGCAACGTTATACCGTTATTAGGCAAGAATATACAGTCTAAATTAATGAAAAAAATCGTCACATCGAGTGTCGAGAAAATATACATTGCGTTGGATAGAGACGCTCAAAAACAAGCACTAACGTT